GATTCGCGGCACTCTGCACAGCATCGGCGCTTTTGATGGCGACCGATTGGTGGGGTTCGTCAATTTCGTCACGACGACTATCCCGCACTTCAAGGGGAAGAAGCTGGCCTCGTCCGAATCCCTGTGGGTCGACCTCGATTACCGAAGGGCTGGCGTCGGTCGGGCCCTAATTGAGGCTGCAGAGCGCTTCGCCAAGGAAGACGGGTGCTACGGCTTCTACTGGGGTGTGAAAAAGGGGACGCGTGCCGAACAGCTCTTTGAAAAGGTCGCGACACCGATGAACACTCTCTTTTGGAAAAAGCTATGAGTGAGCTGGCGCTAGTCACAGACCTGCCCGCGTGCACTCCAGAGGATCTCGACGAGACGATGAAGATGCGGGCTGCTGTTGCAGAGATGCCACAGTATGACTTTCCTACCGAGCACTTCTTTCATGGCGGCATGTACGTCCGAACTGTCAAGATGCCGGCCAGCTCAATCCTGTGTGGTGCTGTCATCAAGGTGCCGACGCTCGTCACCGTTGCTGGTGACTGCATTGTCAAGGTCGGTGAGGATGCCCGAGAGATTGTTGGCTATGCCGTGCTTCGCGGAGCACCGGGCAGATCGCAAATCTTCATCGCGCGGGCCGAGACGTACATCACGATGTCCTTCCCTTCAAAAGCCAAAACGCTTGAGGAGGCGGAAGAAGAATTTACGGACGAATTTGATCAACTCATGTCAAGGAGAAGCCAATGTCTGGCGGAGTAACAGGTGCAATCATCGCGGGCGGTGCCATCGCGGCGGCAGGTGCTGCCGCTTCCGTCTATTCGAGCAACAAGCAGGCGAAGGCCCAAGAGGCCGCGTCCAAGCGCGCCGAGCGGCAGGCAAAGGAGCAGGCTGCACAGCAGCGCCAACAGCAGCGCAAGCAGGAGGGTAGCTCTGCAAATGTAGGTTCTATCCTCGAGCAGAATATGAATTCTGGCTTGAGCGGTGGATCGACGCTTCTTACGGGGGCGGGCGGTGTTGGCGACCTTAACCTTGGTGCTGGCGGAAAACTGGGGTAAGCCATGAAGGATAAGGACTTGCGTGAGCGTGTCCTTCGCAGGTGGGAGCGGCTGAAGGTAGAGCGTGAGCCCTATGTCTCTCAGTGGCTCGAGATCAGTCGCCACATCACGCCTGCGTCTGGCCGCTTCCTGTACACCAAATCAAAGACGAACGAGGGGCGGGACCGCTGGAATCGCATCTATGACTCGACGGCGGTCCGCGCTGCGAACATTCTGCAGGCCGGTCTAATGTCCGGCATGACGGACCCGTCGTCGCAGTGGTTCTCGTTGACGACTGGCTCCCCCGACCTCGATGAGTCGCACGCTGTGAAGGTCTGGCTCGATGATGTCCAGCGCATCATGGAGATGGCCTTCACTCAGACGAACATCTATCAGGCCTTGCAGCACACATGGCGAGAGGTCGGCGTCTTCGGCGTGGCGGCCTTTGTCATCGTCGAGGATCCCGTCTACAGCTTCGTGGCGCATCCTCTCGTGTGCGGTGAGTATTGCATCGGGTGTGACTTCAGGGGCCGCCCTGACACGCTCTATCGTCGCTTCACGATGACGGCGGGTCAGCTCGTCTCTCGTTACGGGCGGGACCGCGTGTCTCGCGCCGTTCTGAACAACTACGACGAGGGTAAGGTAGATGAGCCCTTCGTCTGCATTCACGCCATAGAGCCACGCTTCGACCGCGATCCAAGCAAGCTCGACAACCGAAACATGCCGTGGAGGTCTGTCGTCATTCAGGTCGATCATGATGAGGACGCGTCGGGCGTACTTGACGAGTCCGGCTACCGCGATTTCCCTGCTGTCGTTGGACGGTGGGGCGCATCGGCCTCTGACGTCTACTCGGAGGAAGCGCCGGGCATGATGGCAATCGGCGACGCGCTTCAACTCAATCACCATCAGGTGCAGAAGGGCAATGCGGTCGACTACATGGTTAATCCGCCGCTCATCATGCCGGCAGACGCTCGAGACAACGAGGTCGACTTCCTGCCTGGCGGACGAAGCTACATTGACAACCCGGGGGCGGGCAATCAGGTGCAGCCTGCTTTCGCGGTGAACCTGCCGCTCGGAGACCTGCGCGAAGACATTGCCGATGTTCGCAATCGAATCAACTCGGCCTTCAACGTTGACCTCTTCATGATGATCGCGAATGCCGGTCACGGGCAGATGACTGCTACCGAAGTGGCCGAGCGTCACGAGGAAAAGCTGATGATGCTCGGGCCCGTGCTCTCTCGTCTCAACGAGGAGGTCTTGCGTCCGCTCATCGAGCGATGCTTTGACATCCTCGCGCGTCAGGGACAGCTTCCTCCGCCTCCTGAAGAGCTCCGAGGGCAGAAGCTGTCGGTCGAGTACACGTCCATGCTGGCGCGCTCTCAACGCGCGATCCGTGCCAACAGCCTCGATCAGTTCGTGAGTCGCGTCATGCAGGCGGCTCAGGTCAATCCGAACATCCTGCAGAAGCTCAACGCGTTCAACCTCGTTGACGAGTATGCGGACTATTTCTCTGTTGCTCCGTCCGTTGTCGTTCCAACCGATGAGGCGCAGGCGGCGATTGAACAGCAACAGCAGGCCCAGCAACAGCAGGCACAGGCCGAACAGATGCAACAGTCTGCCGACGCTCTGGCGAAGCTCGGCCGCGTTCCGTCCGACGATTCCACGATGGCCGGCAAGGCCGTCAGGGGACTCGCGGCAATGGTGCAGCAGTAAGTGCGCGTGTGAAGTATGACGACTGACATCATGACACCTGAGCGCGATCCCTTCCGCAGGGAGGAGGTCGAGGCTCGAGAAGAGGAGAGGATAAGGCTGCAGAAGATCGCCAATGCGCTGAAGGCCGTACTGGCCACGCGCGACGGACGCATCGTTCTGTGGCAGCTCCTTTCCGACACGGGCATCTACCGAAACAGCTTTGATCGTGACATCGCCGTGATGGCCTTCAATGAGGGCCAGCGCAATGTCGGGCTGAAGCTCCTTGATCGAATCATGTCGGTGGATGCGAATGCTTACAGGTTAATGCAGGACGAAGCGAATGGAAGCGACTGAACAGACTCCGACCGGTGGTGAGGGCACTGCGCCCGCTCCTGCCGCACAAGAGTCAGACACGAATGCCGGCACTTTGCTGACGTCTGCCGAAAGCAACGAGGGTAAGCAGCAGGCCGAGCCGCAGGAAGGCGGCAACGGTGAGGCTGGCGAAGCCGGTGCTGAAGGTCAGGCAGAAGGCGAAGAGGGTGCCGAGAAAGAGGAGGGCGAAGGCGAGAAGCAGGGCGCTCCCGAGAAGTACGAGGACTTCAAGATGCCTGAAGGTACCGAGCTCGATGCAGAAGTCGGCACGGCCTTCCAAGGCGTGGCGAAGGAGCTCAATCTCAGTCAGGATCAGGCCCAAGGCTTCCTTGACAAGATGGCTCCCGTACTTCAGAAGCGCTCTGCTGAACGTATCGCAGAGATCTCGAATGAGTGGATGGAACAGTCGAAAGCCGACAAGGAGTTCGGTGGCCAGAAGCTCACGCAGTCGCTCTCTGACATCGCTCGTCTTCGCGACACCTTCGCACGTAACGCCGACGGAAAGATCGACGCGGACATTCAGGAGTTCCTAAGCTCTCCGATGGGCAACCATCCGGGCGCTTTGCGACTGCTGAGCCGCATCGGACGCGCTTTCGGCGAGGCGAAGTACCCCGGTGGCGGATCTGCCGAAGACGGACAATATACCGCCGAGCAGTTTTACCAAGATGCAATGAAAGGAGGCAAGTAAATGCCGAATGTTGTGACTGACTCGAATCCGATCACTCTGGCGGACTTCGAAGGTCTTACTAGCGATAAGCCGGTGCGCCAGCTTATCCACACCATCAGAGATTACAACGGCTTCTTTGACCAGGCTGTCATCCAGCGTGGCAATGACGGCTTCGGTGATCGCGGCAAGGTCGTGACGTCCTACCCGGAAGGTCAGGTGCGTGCATTCAACGAAGGTTGGGATGCTGAGCGCGTTACGGGTGCTGATGTTCGCTACGCTGCCGCCATGGTTCGCTCCCGCTCCGAAGTTGACAAGTCCCTTCTCGACACGCGAAAGGCCAATGAGCGTGCTGCCTTCCGTCTTCGCACGGATGAAGGTTTCATGCGCGGCCTCTCCCGATCCGTGCTCAAGAAGGTGCTCTATGGCGACAGCAACCTCGAGACGCGCGACCCCAACGGCATCTTCAACATCGTGTCCCCGACGAACGAGGCTTTTGCCGATCGAATCATCGATGCCAAGGGTACGACGGCCAATGCTCAGACGGACATCCTTCTCATCAATTGGGATCCTGCCAGCACCTATCTGTTCTATCCGGAGAACGGCTCGAGCGCCGGTCTCTCCGTGGAAAACATGGGTGAGCAGTACGCCTTTGACGCCAATGGCAAGCGCTTCCGTGCGGAAATTACCGAGTTCGCATGGGACGTCGGCGTCGCAATGTACGATCCGCAGCGCGTCGTTCGCATCGCCAACATCGACTCTACGAAGCTGACGAAGAAGAACACGACGGGCCCTGACCTCCTCGATCTGATGATTGATGCTCTTGAGCGCCTGCCTGACGAGCAGCAGGGTCGTGTCGCCTTCTACATGAACGACAACACCCGCAGCTTCTTGGCTCGCCAGATTCTGAACAAGGACAATGTCCTTCTGTCTCAGGATGAGGTTGCCGGCCGCAAGTGCATGACGTTCCGTGGTGTTCCGATTCATCGCCTTGGCACGGACATTCTGTCCAACAAGGGCGCTGTCCTGACGCTCTAAGGAGGAAACGGAAATGATGGACATCAAGCTCGCCTTCTGTGAAAAGGCTGACGCGAAGACTGCAATCACGTCCAATGTGATTGACTTCCTTCAGAAGGCTCCGACGACCGGTCTGAATGATCGACCGCTCTATGTGGTCTGCAAGTTCCCGACGGCTCTTGTGGGCACCTCTATCGTCATCGCGATCGAGGACTCCGACGACAACAGCTCGTTCAAGCCTGTCGTTCAGACCGGTACTCTTGTACCTGCCGACACGAAGAAGGGGATTGCCCTTCCGATGCCGATCAAGCATCGACGATACGTTCGTCTCAAGACGACGCCGACCTCGATCACGGCCGGCACGATGACGGCTTATCTGAGCGACGTTGTTGAAGTCCCGACGACTTACAAGGTCGAGGGCATCGAGTTCCTGCCGGGCGCTGCCGCCTAAGCATGAACAGCTGAAAACTCTTTCAGGAGGCGGGGCGGAAAACGTCCCGCTTTTTCTTTATGGCAACTGCTGTAGACATCTGCAACCTTGCGCTAGGAATGCTGGGCGACTCTGGCGATGTGACATCCATCACGCCGCCGGACGGATCGCCTCAGGCCGGCCACTGCGCTCGATGGTATCCGCTTGCTCTGCGCAAGCTCTATGAGGAGCACGATTGGTCTTTTGCGATCCGGCGTTCCAGAGGCGTCGAGCTCTCAAACGTGGACGAGGATCTCTATGAGTGGAAGCACGGCTATCTCCTGCCGTCCGACTGCGTGCGTCTGCTTCGCGTATCTGAAGTTGGCAAGGAAGGGTTTCCGCTTGACTTTGAGGTCGAGCTCTATGAGTCGAACTCGGGCCGTGCCGTCTTCACGAATGCGACAAATGTCGTGCTGACATATGTCTCCTATGTAGACACGGCAACGGTCTTTCCGACCTACTTTGTGCAGGCTCTGGTGATCCTTCTTGCATCCTTTCTCGTCGGCCCCGTCAAGCGCTCGGATAGTTCGAGCGACGCGGCTGTTCGTCTCCTGCAGCAGTATGAGGCTGCGCTTTCTCGAGCCAAAACGGTTGATTCGAAGATGTCTGTTCATCGTCGTCGCGATGAGTGGCCGTTGCCGTCTGGCTTGCGTGCGAGGGTAATCTGATGGCAATTCGACAATATCAACGCGCCTTCAACGGCGGAGAGGTCTCTCCCTCGATGTTCGCCCGCATCGATGACGGCAAGTACCAGACCGGCATGGCGCTGTGCAAGAACTTCCTGATCGAGCCGCAAGGGCCGATCGTGATGCGACCGGGGTTCAAGTATGTCAACCATACAAAGCACGCGGGTAAGAAGGCCAGGCTGATTCCGTTCAACTTTTCTATCTCGCAGACGATGGTGCTCGAGCTCGGCGAGAGGTATGTCCGCTTTCACACACAAGGGCAGACCGTGCTGGGCAACAATGGACAACCGTATGAGATCGAGACGCCGTACATCGAGGCCGACCTCTTTGACATTCACTACGTCCAGTCAGCCGACGTGATGACACTGGTTCATCCGAACTATCCGCCGAAGGAGTTGCGCCGCTACGGGGCCACGGACTGGCGTCTGGTTGACATCAAGTTCGGCTCGTCTCTAACCGCACCAACCGGCCTTTCTGTTTCACAGACGATCAACAATAATGTGACGAACCCGAAGGACTACAAGAGAACCTACGCCGTAACTGCTTTGCTGGCTGACGGCACTGAGGAGTCTGTTCGGTCGTCTCCCGTGACGATCGACTGCAATCCGTACGGTGACGGCTCGTACAACACGATCACGTGGAATGCAGTGAAAGGTGCGGGCCTTTACCGCGTCTATCGCGACCAGGGCGGGATTTGGGCGTATGTTGGTCAGACCGATACGACTAAGATCATCGACGAGAACATCTCACCAGACGCCTCAATTACGCCTCCGATCTACGATGACGCCTTCAAGCAGGCCAAGGGCATCAAGTCGATCACCGTGACAGCGGGTGGCAGCGGCTACCGCGTTTTCGATAGCGGCCTCGAGCTCAAGCGGTACGACCTCGTCTCGAAGAACCTATACGCTCAGTACCACCACGGCGGCGATACGTTCTATCCTCAGTTGCGTGTCGAGATCATCGACAAGTCCGGTGCGGGTTCGGGCGCGACCGCCAAGATCGAAACGACGACATCGAGCGATGTCGTCTGGGACACGGGGGGCGACTCTTCGAGTGTTGACTACTACATTGGTGTGACTACGCTCAAGTCGATCACGGTCACCTCGCGCGGCTCCGGCTACGTCAAGCCGGTCGCTCGAGTGACTGTCGTGAAGTACGGCAGTGGCACGCTGTACGAACAGGAGCTTGACTTTGAGGGCAGTCCCTGCTCGGTCTCGATCACCGACCCGACGGGCTCGGGCGCGCAGGTCACGCCAGTCGTCAGAGACGGCGCGATCGTTGCGATCAACGTCCGCTCGGGCGGTCAGGGCTACACGTCCCCGAAGGTGGTCATCACGTCGACCACTGGCTCGGGCGCGAGCGCTACGGCCTCGGTTGACTCGGTCGGCGACTACCCTGGTGCCGTTTCGTACTTCGAGCAGAGGCGTTGGTTTGGCGGGACGTACACGCGTCCTAACAACCTCTGGGCCACTCGTCCCGGCACTGAGTCCGACATGAGCTATTCGCTCCCGTCTCAGGACGATGACCGCATCGCTGTGCGCGTGGCGGCCCGAGAGGCAAACAGAATCCTGCACATCGTACCTTTGGCACAGCTGATGTTGATGACTGGCGCTGCCGAGTGGCGCGTGTCGCCTCTCAATTCGGACGCCATTACGCCTGAGTCAATGTCAGTTCGACCCCAGTCATATGTGGGCGCGTCCAATGTGCAGCCTCTCGTCATCGGATCGAGCATGATCTATGGTGCAGGTCGAGGCGGACATCTTCGTGAGCTTGGGTACAACTATGAGGCAGGAGGCTATATCTCAGGTGACGTGTGCCTTCGCGCGCCGCACCTTTTCGATAACTTGAAAATCGTCGACCTCGCCTACTCGAAAGCGCCGTCTCCTATTGTGTGGGCTGTCTCTTCGTCTGGAAAGTTGATTGCGATGACCTACGTTCCTGAACAGCAAGTCGGCGGTTTCTCTACTGTTGAGACTGCTGGCTCTATCGAGTCTGTGTGCGTCGTCGCCGAGGGCGATGAGGACATCTGCTATGTTGAAGTACTTCGCACGATCGGTGGGAAACCCGTGCGCTTCGTAGAGCGCATGTCGGAGCGCCAGTACTCTGAGCTAAAGGAGTGCATCTTCGTTGACTGTGCCGGCACATACCGTGGTGAGGCCAGGACAGAGATTGCGGGGCTCTCGTGGCTCGAGGGAGAAACCGTGAACATTCTTGCTGATGGTGCGGTGGAGCCGCCTCAGGTCGTCAAGGATGGAAAGATTACGCTCACCTATCCTGCCGAAGTCGTTCATGTGGGATTGCCATTCACGGCGGACATGAAGACGCTGCCGGTGGCTATGGCTTTGCAGGATGGCTCTTATGGCTCAGGCCACAAGAAGAACGTTCGCGAGGTCTTCTTTCGCGTGGTCAATTCATCCGGCACTCAAGCGGGGCCGTCGTTCGATAAGCTTGCTGAATACCCTGCACGATCGACAGAGTTTGCTGGCAGTGCACCTGATCCGATTACTGACGAAGTCGGATTCCAAATCCAGCCGCAATGGTCGCAGGGCGGGCAAGTCTGCGTTCGGCAGAAATACCCGTTGCCACTGAGAATCGTGAGCATGACAACGGTTCTCGAGCTCTCGTGATCGTGCGCGTGTAGGTAGATAGGCCCTCTAAGGTGTAGGCATCTTAGAGGGTTTTTCTATGGCTACAAACTCGGCTCAATTCGGATACGGGATGCTCATCGCGCAGGGCATCGCAAACACCATTACAGCGCTAGGGTCATTCGGGATTTCCAAACATTCGAATGCGGCCGCGCAGGCTCAGGCCAATATCGCCCGCATCAATGCACAGATGATGGAGCGCCAGTATCAAGCAACTTTGCGAGCGTCCGAGAAGGCGATTGTGTCAAAAACGATGGCTGCTGGGCAGGTCAAGTCTGCTCAGCGTGCGGCGTTGGCTGCCAACGGCATCGCAGTCGGCGAGGGAAGCGCTGCAGAGATGCAGGCGTCCACCGACATCGTCAAGGAGATGGACGTCAACCAGATCAAGTCGAACGCCTTGTCTGAGGCGTGGGGCTACCGGTGGAAGGGCGTCGGCTACGAAGCTCAGGCGCTTCAGGCCGAGGCGCAGAAGGTCAACAAGTGGGACCAGTTCGGTACGACGCTGTTGGGCGGTGCTTCTCAGGTTGCCAGCAACTACATGCTCATGAGTTCTTCCGGGATGTTTAACACGAACAAAAGCAGTGGCGGATGGAACTACCCTGACATTGCGTCCGGCTACAAGAAGACGATGATCGGAGGGTACTAAATGCCGATGGTTCCGACTTTTCAGGGCGGCCTGCCTCAGGTGCAGGACTCGGGTAACTCTGGGTTCTCGCCTATTAGCGTCCCACAAGATCGCACGGACTATGACGCCGTGATGAAGAAGGCGCTCATGCCTGTGCTGGAGTGGGCCAACTCTGCGGTCAAGGCACTCGACGTTCAGCGCGCCCGTGTCATCAAGGCAGAAAGCGACGATGCCGAGCGCGAGGTGATGAGTGCGATCGATGCGCATCTCAACAATCCCGAGACCGGCTATCTCACCAAGATGGGCCGCAATGCCATGGATGGCTATCAGCCCACAATGGAGGCGATGACTCGTGACGTCAACGAGATTGTCGGCAAGCTGTCTCCGCAGGCTCGAGAGGCTGTACAGTCCCGTGTCTATGACCGCATGCAGTCTGCTCAAAGTCAGGCTCAGCGATGGAACGCAAGCCAGACGAGGCACTACCAGATGCAGTCGTCCTCGTCCAAGGTCGAGGCTTTGCAGGCGGACGCTGCGAATCACTATGCGGATCCCGATTATCTCGCGAAGTCGGCGGCCTCTGTCGACATGGAGCTCGACTACCAGGCGCAATTGCTGGGCTGGGACGCCGATACCTTGGCCAATCAGAAGCGTGCGCACATGGATCAGCTGCAGGCAAATCGCTTTACGGCATGGGCGCAGGATGATCCGTTGTCGGCGCTTGAGGCCTTCCAGAATACGCCTGACGGTGCGATGAGCACTGATATCAAAGGGAAGGTCGGGAATGCGCTGTGGAGCTCTGCGAAGTCGCAGCTGTCTCTCATGGTTGCCGACAAGCTTGGCGACACTATGCTGTCGAAGCGCGATTTCGTCAAGCAGGCAATGTGCGGCAACTTCCGGTCTGGCATTCCGGTCGTGGATCGCCTTTCAAAGAATCAGAAGATCGACCTCTTCACTCAGGCCTTTTCAATGGCCGCCCAACGCAGGAGTGAGCAGCGGGGTTCCTTGACTCGTGAGGTGCAAAATTCGCTCGCGACGGTGGCATCTACCGGGGCCGACGAAAACGAGCTTACGGAAGGTCAGTTCGTTGAGGTGTATGGCGACAAGGAAGGAAAGGAGCGCTACACAAATTACAAGATTGATTTCGACACATCAAAGGCCACGTACGCCTATCAGATGATGCCTGTCGACCTGATCGAGGAAGACATCAGGGCAAGCAGGCCTGCGCCCGGGGATCCCGATTATGCGGAAAAGATGAAGGGCCACAATGCGCGCGTGAAGGCTGCAGGAGAGATCGTCAAGGCCCGGAAGACTGATCCGATGGGCGCTGCTATTTTGACGGGGCAGTATGGCGTCAAGCCTCTCAACTTCGGAGATTTGAATTCTGTTGGCGAAGAGCTCCGTCACCGCGTATCGGTTGCCGGGGACTTGTCCTCCGACTGGCGCGTGCCTCAGACGCTCTTCTCTGCTTCTGAAGCGAAGATGCTCGTCGGTGCTCTTGAGAAAGCCAACGTAGACGAGCAGTGCGAGATGCTGAGCGTTATCTCTAATGCTGTCGGGCCCGCCGGCATTGCCAGCGTCACGAATCAGTTCACGAAGGACAGTAGGAAATACGCTCTTGCTCTTGCGGGATTCGGGAAGGACTTGCAGGGCGGGATGTCCGTTGGTGAGAGATACCTTCGAGGCCTTGATGCAATCGACCAGAAGCGCGTCAAGGTTGATGATGCGGATGTCCACGGCATCACCGGCACGGCCTATTCGCTCATTGGGGATGAGGGTGATGTTCAAGGTCTATTCACCTCTCCCGATTCTGCTGATGCGGCCGTTGAGATTGCGCGCGGCCTCTATGGCTATGGCCTGCTCAACGGCGATGGTGACATGACCTCTGCGGTAGAGCAGGCGGTTGGTGGCGAGGTGATCTCGTACAGAGGAAAGAAGACGCTGGTGCCACTAGGCGTCGAATCGGGCGTTTTCTCATCTGACATCGAGGACCTTGTTGGCGCTCAAGCTCAAACGCTCGAGAAGTCAAAGAAGTGGTTCTATGCGAACGGCCTTGCGTTCACTGGTGACGAACTGTCCACACAGTTGAGGAAGCTCAAGCTCAAGGTTGAAAGCACGAATGATGACGGCTCCATTACATACAGCTTGATCTATGGAAGCTCTCCCGTCGTTGACGATGATGGGAGGCTCTATACGTTCGATCTCTCCAAAGACATGGTGGAGAAACAGGTCAAGAGGCGAAAGAGTGCGACGGTGCTTGACGATGACTATTTTGGCGTGTTGGAAGCGCCGACGACGGAACCGAAGAATGCCTACGAAGGCGATTACCACGGGAATGATTGACGATGTTTCTTGACGAGATTTTCAGGCCCAAGACGGGCGACGAAGTTCTGATGTCTGCTGAGGACATGCGGCAGGCACGAATCAACCGCTACGGTACTGACGACATTACGCCGGTCACGGCGCTGGACTACAGCGACAAGTTCAACACGGAACTCACGCCTGATGAGGAGGCTGAGTTTCAGGCGTGGGCGAAGGAGAACAATCGTGAGCGAGACTCCTACGACTACGACATTCGCGGAGCTTGGAAGGAACTCAAGTCTGGCTCGATGTCTGAGGATGAACGCGGGCATCTTGGCGATAAGTACAAAAAGCCGAACCACCCGACTTTCTCCGACCAGTCTGTCTACAACGGTAAGGATGGCGTTGCTGGCGGAACGTGGTCTGAGGTTGATGGCAAGACTGTTTTTACGCCGGGCCGCATGCTCTCAAAGCGAGAGGCTGAGCATCTGTCCGACTATTTCAAGCGCGTTGAGCCGGATGTCAAGCTGAATCTTGACGGCAAGATCATTAAGCCGAAGCCTTTGCCCGGTACAGGCTATGAGCCGAGTTGGTTCGAGGGTATCGGCGATTCCTGGCAAGGCATGAACGCGGCGCTAGCAGAAACAAAGAGCTCGGCTCTTACCGTGCTTTCGGAACTACCGATTGGGACGGAAGAGGAGCGTGAGGGATGGCTGCGTGCGGCTGAGGCTACTCGTGCCTACAGCAAGGCGCACTACGAGGCGGATCCCGAGATCATGGGGTCTGCGACTCAAATCATTCATGGCTTGTTCCGCTCGATACCAAAGGCCGCGGGGTACTCGGCCGCTCTTGGCCCTGGCGCGGGTGCGCTGGCGTTTGGTGCTGATATCGGCGTCAATGAGTCGCAGAAACTCAAGGATGATGGCGTCGATCAGAATGCCCGCACATGGGCGGGCGTCACGTCTTTCGCCGCCAATGCGATTGGCCTCCGATTGCCGGCAGCAATTGGCGGCACGCGCTTGCAGTCTACGCTCTACGGTGGTCTGGCAAATATTGGCACGGATTCTGCCGAGCGCAAGGGTATCCAGTTCATCCTTGAGCAACAGGACTACAAGGAGTTGGCGAGGCAGTATGACCTGAACTCTACGGACATGATCGTGTCGGGTGCATTTGGCGCGTTCTTCGGTGCGGCCGCGTGGCGTCGTCCGCTGACAAAGCTCGAGCGCGATACGCAAGAACGGAGGGATGCGCTGCGTCGCGACCTAAAGGCTACTGGCGTCTATACGGACGAACAGGCAGATGTGCAGTCGGGTGCTCACGCGAAGGGGGAAGTGCTTTTTGCACGGGATGCAGGCGTTGACTGGAAGGATGTAGCCTACACCATTGAGAAGGGGGATGAGCGCTCTGCAGCCAACGCCTTTCATATGCCTGTGACTCAGGGTATTGAGTGGCACGCAGGGCCGACGAAGTTGTCTGCAGATACGGCGCTGGAACTGAAGGTGATTGAGAATACTCAGAAGCCGTTGGAGCAGGTCGTCCCGTCATTTCAAAGAACATTTACCGAAGGCGTCACTAACAAGGACACGGGCTTTAAGCTGACAGCATCGGTTTCTGATATCAAAAAATGGACTGCAAAAGCTCGTCGTCGTTGGTTTTTACAAACAGTCGGCGATGATTTGGTTGAGTTGGCTGAGGGGGCTCGACTCATCGAAAGCCATAGTGATGTAGTTCATGGCAATCCAGAGGTGCAGGGCGTTCACAAGCTCGTCAATGCGGTTCGCATTGGAGATCAAAATTTAAGGGTCGTTTTCACTGTCCGTGATTATGCTACGAAAGGTCAAGAGCGCACCGCTCTCCACTCTGTAGACAACATCGATTTCGAGCTCGTAGAAACGACGAACCCGCCTGTCAACGAAGCCTCAGCGACAAGCGGGTCCTTTGATGGGGATACGGTGCCTGCCCCTGAGGTGGCTCAGCATCCCGTCGGGCCCCATCCATTTAAGGTCACTTTATCACAGGTTCTAGGCGGAAACAAGCCGTATGTGAGAGCTGACGGGAAGTCGTACTTCGATCCGGTTGACCTTGGCGCGACTGTGGTTGGCGGGGTGTATTACGATGCCCCTTCTAGCCGCGGCGCCTTCGAACAAGCTGCGTATCACGGTACCGCCTACACGTTCGACAAGTTCACGCTTGACCACGTCGGGTCTGGTGAGGGTGTGCAGGCTCACGGCTGGGGCTTGTACTTCTCCCTTGATCGTCAGATTGCTGAGGGCTACAGAAGCCGCGTGACGTCTTATCGAAGCGTCGCTGATGAGTTGAGCCGTGTCTTTGCCGGCATGGACGTCAAGACTCGTGAAGGCATGGCGAAGGCTCTGTACTCTGCCGGCGACAAGTTGTCCCCTGCTACTCGTGAGCTCCTTGATGCACTTCAGGAAGCAAACTGGCTTGGGCATGAGAACCCGATGGATGCCGTGCAGGCCTCTCTGGTTGCTCAGATTGGCAAGGGCAAGCAGACTCCTCGCATTGAGTCTGCTGTCGAAGGGCTCCGCAACGAGGACGGCAATGTCTACAAGGTTGAGATTCCTGATGACGACGTGATGATGCACGAGGACCTTCCGCTGTCTCAACAGCCGGAAGCTGTGCAGAATGCGGTTCGGGCTCTTCTGACTGATGAGGACGTCAGGACGCAGCCGGCTATGCGGCGCGAGAAGAACGGCATCGAAGATGTCGAGCCCGTGTCCTATGCAGGCAAATCGCTTGACGAGATGATGGGCAAGGAGATTCTTGCAGCTCTTATCGCGAAGTATGGCTCTGCTAAGGCTGCTTCTCTGGCGTTGAAGCAACACGGACTCAAAGGCTATCGCTACAAGGGCGCAATCGACGGCGAGTGTGCGGTTGTCTTTGACGACGCTGCTATCGAGATGCGCAATGCGATTGAGAAGGCGGTAGAGGATGGTAGTGGCGTCGTTCACATGCCGGATGGCACCTTTGAGGTCCGTGGTATGTATGAACCTGCGGCCAGAAAGATCACGCTGACTCCGAAGGCGGATATTTCTACTTTTGCCCATGAGCATGCCCATTGGTACCTTGACATGCTGATGAGGGTTCTTGACAACGGCAAGATCAAACCGGAGCTGCTTGCTGATGCAATGGCGCTACTCAAGTCGTGGGGTATCAACAGCGTCGAGGAGTGGCGCGCGTTGGGCGTCGATGGACAACGAAAGTATCAGGAGCTGTTTGCTGCTCAGGTAGAGATCTTCCTTTCCAAGGGCAAGGCTCCTACGCGCGATCTCGAGGGAATCTTCGAGCGGTTCGGCAAGTGGATTGTTGACTTGTACAAGTCCATCATTGGCGTTGATGCAGAAAACCCTGTTGAGACAGTCGTCAAGGATAGGTACAAGCAGGCCATTGGTGAGGATCTTCCGCCCCTCTCCAAGCAGGTTGAGACCGTCGTCAAGCGCATGTACGGACAGCAGGAACGTGTCCGAAGCGTCAAGCCAAATCGCGCTCAGATCGTTGCGGCTCGCGTTGCTCAGTCTCAGCGTGCGACGGAAGAGAAGACGACGGCTCCCTTCAAGAATCCGCGCAGCGCCGATGCGTATGACGCTGCTCAACGTGCGACGAAGGTTGCTGTCGAGCAGATCAACGACGGGAAGCCGGTCGATGTAGCGCAGCAGGTAAAGGGCGTCGAGATGAATGACGTCGCCCTGACGAAGGCACAGAAGAACTTTGCTCGTGCCGTCCAGATGAGTGATGACTCGTCTTCGATGGTGGTTCTCCAGAACCGCGATCGATCAGCCGTGGCCTCAATCGGGCAGATGTCGTCCATTGCTGCCAATCCGATTTACAGCCGCATGTCGTTTGACCGCTCGACCGGTAGTGGCGCTCCGATCGTGTCGTTTGGTTCCATGCCGGATGTTCGCTATCAGGGCATAACTGACTATGTGATGGACGGTAGCGAACGTGTACCCGTAACTTACGCCGTTGTCGAGGCAGACAGCGTGCTCACGTCGAATACGTGGGATGGACGCGCTGTTGAGGCCTACGGCGAGGACTCGTCTCGCGTGCATGCGGTTGCCGGCAACGGGCGAATGGCGGGGCTTACTGAAGCATACAACCGTGGCACAGCAGGCCAGTACATAGAGGACATGATCGCCGACACGCAGATGACGGGCATCGATCCTCAGGCAATCAAAGAGCTGAAGAGACCGGCACTTGTCCGCTTTATCCCGAACGAGAAGGTGACAACAGGCTTCATTGATCGTTCGAATCAGAGTCAGGTGCTCGAGATGAGCGGCAAGGAGCGTGCAGTGCAGGATGCCGGCAAGCTGTCAGCCCGCCGTCTACAGGAGTACACCTTTGACGAGAACGGCGATCCTACGCGAGATACGCTCAATCGCTTCGTTGCAGACATTGGGGAACCTAGTGCCCTGGGTAGCTTGATTGACGGATCCGGCAACCCGACGGAGGCGGCAAAGATTCGCATCAAGGCGGCGCTATTCTATGCAGCCTATCGAGATCCAGAGCTCACGTCGCTTGTGGCTGTCGAGACGGATAAGCAGGGTATAAAGCGAATCCTGAACGCTATGGCGGCCTTCGCGCCTCACGTCATCAATATCCGCGAGTCGTCCGGCGGCGCCATTGACCTTGGCCCCGGCATCGTAAAGGCGGTTCATTTGATCAGAGAGGGAAATGTGCCTTCTGACGGGGTGCTGGCTGATCCGAATGGTCCCGTTGAATGGCAAACTAATCCTGTTGAACAGCAGTTTTTCGAGCTTCTTTATGAGAATCGCAATTCCGCGGCGGCGATTGGACGAATACTTGGCGGTTTCTCCGACTCGATCACGCCAAGCATCGGAGAGGGGAGCGGCATGCTTCTTGGTGATCCGCTCGACCTGGCCGATGCGATGGGCTACCTGCGACAGGCTCAGAATGCCGAGATCCAACGTTTGATCGATGAAGGTAAGACGGGGCTCTCCCTGATGCCTGCTGTCGATATTGAAAGCGTTCGACAGGCGATTCAGTTCGCGCAGCAGGCTGCAAAATCGGCGGGCGAGCTCGTCAACGCAATGGGAGAAAAAATCGCGCAAGATGCAGAACTGGCGGAAGGTGAACCTGAGATGAAGGTCGAGCTCAAGTCCGAGGTCGATCCGATGGCTGAGGAGCGTGCGCGTTCGATTGCGATCGTGAGCAAGGATGCGGACATGGTGAGGCTTGAAAACTTGGCCGCTGAAAAGCCTGATCAGGCTTACACGATTGACGATAACGGCACTCAAATGACGATGGATGAAGTCTTCGCCGAGATGAAGCGTGTTGAGCAGGAAGCCGAGATCGACGCTGCTGGTATCGGAAAGGCGACTGAGTGCATCCTGAAAAACGGAGGGATCCAACAATGAGACAAGAATGTCTGGCGGCGATTTCCGCCGTGACTGGCAAGAACGTCAAGCCTGAAGATGGCGATGCGATCATGTCGAACATGCGGCAGATCATGGGAGCGCTACGCCGGTCGGACCCCGATGCGTGGGCGAAGCTCCCGAACGATGATCGCATTCGAGCGGCGGCTGGTGAGTACATCAAGCAGATCAAGCTCGAGGCGTTGAAGAGAAAGGCTGATATTGCCAGACAGGTGCTTCGTCAGGACGAGCGAATTCGCGAGATGGATCGCCTTTCCAACGAGCGGGACCTCCACGCATACTCCGCCGTGGCCGAGATCATGCGCGGCGTCTACCGTCGCGCACGCGGTATTCAGAACGAATATCTCACGCAGATGCTCGACACCTTGCAGGGTATCAATAGCCATTGGTTCGGGTTTGTGGAGGACGCCGAAGATGTGATCGCCTTCATCCGAGAAGCCTACGGTCAGGACAGTGGGAATGATCGCGCCAAGGCGGCATGGAAGGCCTGGGAGGAGACGACGGATTCCATGCGCGAGCGTGCGATCCGCGCCGGCGCTCAGATCGGCAAGATCGACTATGGCTACATCCCGCAGTCGCATGATTTGTGGAAAATCTGCAAGGCAGGCAAGGATGCCTGGATCAATGAGATTTTTCCGCTGTTGGATCGTGAGCGCTTCACGAACGACAAGGGTGAGATGATGTCTGACGATGAGTTGCTGGTACTTCTTGAACACTCATACGACGACATCATCACAAACGGCGTCGTCACGGATGACGTGACGGAGATTGCCAAGAATCTACCTGCCACGAACGCGGCTCGATACAAGAAGTTCCCGCATCGCGTCCTGCACTTCAAAGACGCCGACAGCTTCATCCAGTACGAGACGAAGTTCGGGGAAGGCAGTCTGACCGGCGCGCTCAAGGGGCACATCGGAAAGATGAGCAATGACATTGCGTTGCTCGAGTCGTTCGGGCCGAAGCCTCAGGCTACGTACACGATGCTAAAGGGCGTGGCGGACAACGTTGCGTCTCAGGCGCAGGGGACCGTCGGCAAGATTGATCTTCTGAAGAAGTATTCGGATCACCAGGGCTTGCTTGGTGCAACAGTCGATGACATCTGGAATGTCCTGAGCGGCGTGACCTCGCAGATCGAGATCAATCGCGACGGCGTGGCCAACTTCATGGCGGGCTGGCGCAACCTCGAGGTTGCGGGCAAGCTAGGAAAGGCGTTCATCTCGTCCTTCTCAGACATCCCGTCCTACTTCGTCGCGTGCGGCTTCAACCGTCTCGGATTCATGGACAGCCTGAAGTTTTTCATTGCAGCCTACGGCTCCGACTGGAAAGAGTACGCGAACCGTGCCGGCTTCATCGCAGATAGCATCATTAGCGACTTCAACCGATATGCGGCCGACAACATCGGCGAGGGGTGGACGTCGAAGCTGGCGAACGCCACGATGAAGGCGTCGTTTCTCTCGGCTTTCACAGATGCGACGCGCAGGGCCATGTGCTTGAACATGATGGCCGGCATGGCAAAGATGCTCAAGAAGAATTGGGCTAATCTTGATGAGTACGATAGAGCTCGCTTGACAGAGGGCGGTATATCAGAGCGCGACTTTGAGCTGATGCAGATGGCCGGTACGGAGTCGTACAAGGGCATTGAGTTCATCACGCTTCGGCAGCTGAAAAGTCTGAGCGAGGGTGCGCTCAACGGCGTCACGCAGGAGGAGATTGACGCGCTTCCTTCGAAGCTCCTCGGCTTCATCATCAACGAGAGCGAGATGGCGTCTCTTGGGCCCGACCTGATCACGCGTGCTGAGACGACCGGCGGCTTCAAGCGAGGGACGATCAAGGGCGAGCTATACCGCTCCTTCTTCCTCTTCAAGTCCTTCCCGATTGCGATGATGGAGCGCCACTACCGCCGTGCGGCCTTCCTTGGTCAATACGGCAACAAGGTCGATCAGGCATCTTACGCAGCCGGGATATTCGTCGCGACGACGGTGTTTGGTGCGATCTCCCTACAAATCCAAAATCTGCTCAACGGCAAGGACCTGCAGGATATGGAGGTGTCGCTCGAAAACAAGGCTTTCTGGATGCAGGCGTTCACGAAGGGCGGCGGATTGGGCTTCCTTGGAGACTGGATCGTAAATGGTCTTAGCGAGGACGCCCGCTATGGAGCCATGTCTGGGCTCACGAATTTCGCCGGTCCAGTCGTAGGCACGGCTGTGGACGCCTCTGACTTGCTGACTTCGATGGCCGGAAGCGCGATCTACGACAAGGAGACGAAGCCTGGTGCTCGCGCCGTTCGCCTCATCCGGTCGCATACGCCTTTCGTGAACCTATGGTACACCTCTGCCGTTATTGATCGTGCTTTCATGAATGAGGTGCAGGATTATTTGTCCCCCGGATATCTGCAACGCATGGAGACAAGGATGAGACGGGGAACAGGGCAGGGCTATTATTGGGGAAGAAAGGAGATGGTTCCGTCAAGAGCTCCGAGGGTTGTCTCGCCTCCGCAAAAGTAGTGCGCGTGTGCCGTTCTATTCGCACGAAACTGGCTCTCATCATATGGGGGCCTTTTTCTATGATTGAGTATGTGAAAAGACTGGCCGGGCCGTTCACGGCAGAGGGGGCGACAAACCTTCCTTTTGGCTTCAAAATCTTTGATCCGACGGATGTTTTCGTTGCCGCGTCGACAGATCCGAATACGTCGTCAACGGCGTTGGTCTATGGAAAAGATTACTCGGTAAAGATGAATGAAGATCAAGATACGGTGCCTGGTGGCACTGTCGTTCTGAGCTCTCCGATCTCTACTGGACAGGTTGTCGTGATTGGTTCGGCTGTAGCCTACACGCAGAACACGCAGCTGACCAACTTTTCTCGCTTCCCTCCAGAGATAATCAATGAGTCTCTTGATCGCATAGTCGTCCAGATTCAACAACTTGTTGAGCTGACAGGGCGAACGATTTCGCTTCCTCCGACGTCAAGCCTTACCGTTAGCGAGTTCTTGGATAATCTGTTGAACGCAGCCAAGGACGCGGCGAATTCTGCTGATGAGGCGGCTCAATACGCACGGATCTGCGAAGAGATCAAGCAGAACATCTTCATCTACTCGTGGGACATCCCGCATGTGGTCGACACGCTCGACGACGTGGAGAACTACCCGTATGACGGGTTCTTTGCCGTCGGAGGCTACGGCGATCCAGGGCACCACGGGCAGGACATCAGCAATCGCGTGGTGAAGGCTTTGGGTAGTACCAAGCTGAGGACGCTTGGCGAACGATTCTCGGATGTCGTCAATGTTCGTGACTTTGGGGCTAAGGGGGATTACGACGCAGACGATACTACAGCCATTGTCGCAGCAGATGCTTTCTGTGCGAAGAATGGTAAGACACTTTTCTTCCCAAGGGGGCAATACGGTATTACTAAAAGTATTGTGCAGACTTGCGACTGGGTTGGAGAGGTAGCACCTGTTTTAGCTCCTTTCCCCCAAGGGGACGATCACAAAAAGTTTTTGTCTCCGGGTAAGAAAAATCTTCTCCCTGGAACTTCAGTTATTTTGAAAAGTTCGTCGGCACTATCTACTTTTACTACAACTCGAAACGACATTTTTTCGTCATTTACTTATGCAGTAAAGACAAAGACTGGTGCGCCAGTCAAGCTACACAGAATTGCGATTGTCGCTGACGTTGACGTGTATGACGCTGAAGGACGGTTGACCGAAGTAGGTGCAGATAATCGAGTTGAGTGCGATGTTGGCTATCTCATTGATAACTGTCCCCGCTGCATATCAGAAGATAGAGTTGTTTTCGGCTACTGGTCGAAGGCAGGAACGTGCTACGTTTCGTCTGGTGTCGGAGATAATCCAGATTATTCGACCACGTTTGGCGGCTCGACCATGGGGTATTACGGCCTTGCGATCTTAGGCTCCACAGAACCTACTCTGTGGGGCCTGTCTGGCACGACTTTTTTCGGCACTCAGATTTTCGCAAACGACCACCACACTCGACGACCGCAGAGGTTAAAGACAGGGCAAGATCACAGCTATGGTCACTGTCTTTTTATCGATGGTGATGTAGACGCGCAGGCAGTTGAACTCAACGGCACTTATTTCATCGGGTGCCACCTGAGAACGTATTCGAACAGGCCTTTGAGATTTGACCACGCATCAAATGTTGTTTTTACAGCAGGTGCTCTAGAGTTTGCATCAAAGGCATATGCTGAAGAGACAAAGGGGCATAAGTTTGTTGCAACTCAAAACACAAAGTTGATCACATTTTCAGGCATAAGAAGTTTGTCTCCATCTTTATTCGCTCACTCGGAATTTGGTGATGTGGTAGAAAAACTCATTGTGACTGGTGGTCATCAATATGGCGATTTGCTTGTTGGTAGTAAGGGTGGTTATGCACGGCTAGCTAGTACGTCACGAGCTAATGCAATCTCGCCAGTTCTGGAGTTCACGAAAGAACCTTCTCTAAGTAGCGCAGGCAGCGGTATCGAAGCTGACTCGACTACGTGTGCGATGAAGTTTAGACGCTACGGAACCTACACTGGAAGTACTCTTAGCATCGATAGTACAGGGGCAATCACGCCAACTGAATCAAGGCATCTTGTTACTAATGCGAATGGAACAACGACAGAAGTTTCGAAGATTGATGGTAGCTTTTATGCTGGTCAACGACTTTTGCTTACCAACTACTACCAAGACAGTTCAATTATTCTGAAGCATAACGCCCCAGGTGGAAACATTAGGTTTGTAGACTCCAGAGATCGGGTTTTGCGTGGTCCTCACCAAAGCATCGTACTCATGTTTAACGGCTCCGCATGGGTAGAAGAAAATGCGATGAGCATTGACCGCACATTTTCCCCGACGCACGAAGACGGAGTACACGCTCTAGGCACAGCTAATCTGAGATGGTCTCAGGTATATGCTGCAACAGCATCGATCAACACCTCAGACGAACGCGAAAAGACTTCTATCGTCGATCCTGAAGACGCACTGATGAGAGCATGGGGCAAGGTCAACTTCAAGGTTTTCCAGTTCAAGGATGCAGTAGAAAAGAAAGGCATAGATGCAAGACTTCATGTAGGCGTAATTGCTCAAGAAGTAAAGGCTGCATTTGAATCTGAAGGTTTAGATGCTAATAGATTCGGTCTACTTTGCTATGACGAATGGGAAGACGAATACGAAACAGTAGAGGTCGTTGACACACCAGAAGTTCTCAATGAGCATGGTGAGATTATTACTCCTGCAATTACCCATGTGGAGAAAAGATTGATTACTAAAGCGGGTAATCGCTATGGGATTAGATACGAGGAGGCTTTAGCTCTTGAGTGCGCTTACCTCCGTTGGGAGATTCAAAAAATTAAGAATAACCAGGAGGACAAGTGATGGAACACGAATATCTACATGGCCGCGCCTTCGTGAAGAAGAGCGATGGCAAGATTCAAATCTTCGAGACGCCTTATGGCCTTGGCGACTTCGCACCTGTGCTGGCCGACGGCACGACGAAGCCACGCATGCTGAAGGACAGGTTCTCGGATGTTGTCAATGTGAAGGATTTCGGAGCTGTCGGTGATGGGGTGCACGATGACACGGCGGCAATTCAGGGGGCGATCGAACTTGCGTCAAGTCGCGCTTTTGGGGGGAAGGTTTACTTCCCGTCAGGGAAATACTTGCAGTCGCGTACACTGATTCTTAAGTCACGTGTACATTTAATTGGTGAAGACGGTTCTACAGATATTGTCAAAGAAATCGGGATGCTTTCTGATGCGCTGAAAACAGAACATTTTGACGAACTTTCACAGCTTGAAGACCAACAATCTTCTCCTTTGATGCCACGTGACTTCAGCATTGATGGCATCAATTTCAAAGGCAATTACCTAGCAAAAGACGTTACTGAGTCTGAAAATTCGATCGTTAATGCAGAAGGCGGAGGCTTAAAAATCATCGGTAGTCGATTTAAGCTTAACTGTTCAGTATTAAATCAAGCGGGCATTGGCGTATTTATTCAATCCAAAGGTAAGTTTAACCAGTCCGATAAACTTCAGAACTCATCAATCAGATTAAATATCAACACCTGCAAGTATGAAGGTCTAATCTTTGATGGGCCTGCTGACATTTATATTGATTCAATATTTTCTGGCAATGCGGCAGCCAGTTCGACACCTGGTAGTGGCTCCGTCGCGGTGAGTTCTCCGACGTTTGGTTCTTCCAACGGCGGGCTGTGTGACAATATTGTCTTCGTTCAGGGGGCTGAAATCGGCTTTATGCACGCTTGGGGTTCCTACCATGGTGTAGGTGTTAGAGTGCTCGGCGGTCGTTTTAACGCCGATTTCTTGATTTCTGAAAGTAATTCGTGCGGCCACCTAGTGTGTGAAGGTAATAGCTTTGGTGCGATTACTAAAATACTTTGTCACGGCGGAGGTGGTGGCGGGGAGCTTCGCCCGACGCCCGAAAAGTACCCAGATATCCATATAAAGACAACAGACAAAAGGAGTTTTTATATTGGTTCGATTTTTACTTATCCCCGGACAAATGTCGATCATGCACAGGACAAGATTGTTATTGACAGTTCTTTCACGAATGTCTCTGACATAAAAATAATTGGACAGGGCTGTAGCGGTAATGGTTTGGTTATCAAAGGCTCTTACACAGTTTTTGATAACGCAACAGTAACGGATCTTGTTGGTAATTCATGCTACGGGACTGCTTCAGCGGCTATCTATAGAGAAACCTCATCTTCTAGTTTCGTGACGCGAGTCAATGCTCAAGTTGTGACAGCCTCAGTGGTTTTTAGGTCAAAAGGTAAGCCTAAAAACGAAGATATACACATATCCTTCTCCGTGCCGATAGGCTGTAAAGCATTCGAGGGCGATGCCCCGACATTCGAGCATACGCAACACTGGCAAATGCACGGGACGATTGGCGGCGTACAGAAAGGCACGTGGTTTAAATCACGAGTTGCGTTTGATCCTCAATCGTTAGAAGAGCAAACGCTCACGGTTCCGCATAACCTTATCGCATCGATGAATCTAAATCCGTCTGACGTACTTATCACGATGCAGGATACTGGAGTAAGTTTGAACTCTGGGATGGTTCAGTATATGTACGTTAACTCAATCACAGAGTCAGACATTGTTGTGAAACTAAAGATGAAAGAGGTAGGGAATGCTTCAAACCCTTACATAACGGTACACGCGGAAGTGTAGCCGCGCTTGAGCCGTAGGAAATGTGAACCCCGCCGGTGGGAACATCGGCGGGGTTTATTTATCCCCCTCAAAGAGCGTCGGGTCTTTTTTTTCGTTTTTGGCTAGTGCGCGTATGAATCGGCTTTCCACATACCCTCAATACATAGGAGGTCGGTTATGCCGTTCAAGAATTTGAATGAGTTTCAGATGTTAGGGATCGCCGGGTCTTTTGCCGGCATGTGTGGCTGGTTGTCGTATCTGCTGAAGGTTCAGGAAGGCAAACCTTTCACGTGGCGGGAGTTTCTGCTGCATGGCGCGATCAGCGCCGTGTGCGGGCTGATCTCATACGAGATCTTTGCCTACGAAAGCTTGCCGCCGCAATTGTGCGGCGCGCTGTCAGGGCTTGCCGGGTGGGGCGGAACACGCGTCCTGAGAATCATCGAAGTCGTCATCACGAAGCGCCTTGGCGTGTCGAAGGAGGATTTGAAGTGAAGAATTTTGGCGAGTATTCGGCGGAAGTCGCGATGGACTTCATCGAGGCTTGGGAGGGCTGCCGCCTGACTGCGTACAAGTGCCCTGCCGGTATCTGGACGATCGGCGTCGGCCACACTAAGGATGTGGCGGAGCACGACGAGATCACGTATGAGCAGAGCCGTGAGATTCTCTATTCCGACATTGAGGAGGTGAAGCGCGGTCTGGCTCCCTTCATCAATGTACTGGTCACGAAAGGGCAGTTCATCGCGCTCGTGTCGCTTGCGTTCAATGTTGGCGTAGGCTACGTCATTCACCAGTGTCCGAAGCTGATGCGCGCGCTCAATGCCGGCGACGTGGATGCGGCCGCGCACGAGTTTCTCGATATCAACAAGGCAGATGGACGCGTCCTTCCCGGCCTCACTCGTCGTCGCCAGTCAGAAGCCCGTCTTTTCCTCGAGGAGGCGTGATGTTGATCCTCGGTAGATAAAATTAAACCCGCCCAATGTTTGCAGACGGCGGGCGGGTTTATTGATCGATTACCGAGGAGAGATCTCGATGGACGTTAGTCTACCATTTTCGCGCGAATTTCTCAGCATGGCGTGCTTGCTTTTAGGAACTGTTATGACTTCAAAGGCTGCCCTTAAAGGGCGCATCAATGGCTTTCAATGTTTCATTGGTATTGTCGGATTCTTTATCATGTGGTTCATTGTTGTGCAGACGGCATATGAGTGTGTCGGACGATGGATGCTTGATTTCACCGGCTCTCGTGTGCCGGAGTTGGTGTCATTGATCTGGTGGCCGACAGAGCTTGCGATTGCGCCGCTCGTGATGACTCTCTATCTCACGCTCATGAGTGGAGTCGTCCTGTTTTCCTTCGTAGGGTCGGACGATGACGACGAGGACGAAATGCGTGCTCATCGACGTGCCGTTTTTGCGGTGGCTCAATGGCTCAACTGGCGTCTTCTTGGTTGCCTTGCCGGATACTGGGTGCTGTCTCGCGTCATACGCTACATTGTCTTGCCTAGGTTTGGAATCGTGCTATGAAGAACGGCCTTGTCTTGATCATTGCGGTCTGTGCCTTCTTTGGAGGTTATCGCTATGCCGCCGCCCTGTACGGGCAGGACATCGCTGAACTGCGCGAGGACTACGCAGCGAGGGCGCAGTCTCTTGAGATCAAGTACCGTGAGAAGGAGAGGACTTATGCACAGAGCCTGGTGGATGCATGGGAGGCCCGGGATAAGGCGCTTGCTCGCGTCGACGATCTTACTGGCGACGTTGAGCGGGTGCGCAAGCAATCCGCCGACGCTCGCCGTCGATTGTCCGCAGCCGGTGCCGGTACCTGCAAGTCTTGCAGAGAGCAGCTTGCCCGATGCGCGGTCCTTGTCGAGCGAGGCACGGAGTTGGTTCGACGAGGTGTCGAGCTTTCTGAGCGGACTGCGATAGATAAGGACTCGGTTGTTCAACTTGTAAGATAAAATGGGAGAGTCTTGATCAATGAGCAATCAATGCCCGATTATGAAATCAATACATTTGCCGAGCTGTGCCAGAGAATCATTGACTCTGACGGCAAGGGGGTCGAAAACCTTGTTGCTGTGACAAGTCCGGGCGCGTTTGCATGTACTATCAAGATAGAAGGGGACGGATACTGCGGAGAGATCCCTGGTTTTCTTCTCCAAAGCCTTTCGGAGTTCCAGACACAGGCGTTCCGA